CTCGAAGTTGTTGTATCCAGCAGCAATGTCGCCAACAGAAACACGTAGAGCGCCAGGAGCGTCTAGGTCTTCTAGTCCGTCGTAGTTCTTGCCACCCTCTAGAGTAAGCTCTAGGTTTCCACAACCGAAGAACCTGATGTTACGAGTCTGTTGACCCCATTCGCCGCCTGTTTCAGGAACGAAACCATTACCACCTGCCTCAAATGAGCAAGGGACAACGTCGTCTGGCTGTGAACCACCAAATAGGTAGCTGGATGTGTTTGCTAGGTGGCGTCTCCAATAAGAAGGAGTACCAACTGAAAACTCAGCGTCTCTAGCTTTTGAAATACCGATGTTCTTCTCTAGGATAGTTCCAGCATTGCCGGTTACTTCTCCAGTATCATCGAACAATACGATGTGAACTTCGTCGAAACGTGCGTTGCGGCTACGTGCGAACTCGGTAGTTGTTGGGCGAGGAGCGATGGTGTTCCAAGAAACGCTTACGCGACCGCCAGATAGTGATACTTCTTGGTTATCGAACCAGTCTTCTGGGAAGACGGTGTCCAATGAAGTTACTAGACCTACAGGTGAGTAGACGTCGAACCCACCAGCAACGAATGACCAAGTGCCACCCTGCTGATAGTCAACTTCACTCTCTACACCTGTGTTAGGACCTGATGTAGGGATAAATGCGAGAACCTTAACATCAACCGTATCGGTTGCTGTATTGACTCCGGTTACGATGCCCTTAAGATTACCTTCAACCAACTGAGTGGTGCCTGCTCCGGCAGCTACCTTACTGATAGCCTGAATAATACCTTGTCCTTCTGATAAGCCAGCACCAACAGTAGTTAAACCTACTTGAGTGAATGACTGGTCAGCTTTTCCGTCAATGAAAACAGCCTTTACACCATTGGACCAGGAGCCTGGGCTTCTGGAAATAGCTGTATAGCCTGGGATGATATTTTCATCATAGCCGAGGGCATTGTAGTCCTCTAGGCTCTTAATCTTAATGTCCGTTACTGCTGCGCCTGCGTAGCTGTTTGCTAGTTCTGAATTGTCAGAACGTACAACACGCATAATACCGCCGTAGGCTAAGTATGATGCGATGGTTAACCAACCTTCATACTGTCTATCAGTAGAAGATGGTTGACCGAAAATCTCTAATAGCTCATTTTCGCTGGCGATTAGTACCGGCTCATCGCATGGTCCTCGTGAAAATGAGGCAACAATGGCACCGGTCTTGTCTGAAGAAGTCTGTACCTGACCTAATGTTAGGTCAACTTCTCTGACAAGAACTCCGGGCGATGCTAAATTTACTGGCATCTGTTTGTTCTCCCTAGTGAAAGTCCGAATAATCTAAAAATATTTATGAAAAAACACATTTACGAACGTTACATATAATCCCACATATAGTTCATTGAACCATATTCACTAATTCCAGAGTCTCCAGAGGTAGACCCTGCGGTACTCCAAACGTCTCCATTCCCGTCCACAAAGGTCTCGTCTTCCGTCCCATCACACATAAAACCAAAGGGTGCCATATCCTGTTCGATCTGGTTTTCCTTTTCATCATAAATGGCTTTACGAACGTCATTGTCCGTCATCTCCCTGAAGAAGTCCTGTGCGACAGCCCAAGAGAAGATGACCATACACATAGCCAAGTCATCATTACATCCATCTTCAGCCGCGTATGAGTTATTTCTGGAGATGAAGGTGGTAAGCTCCTGGACAATATTAAAGTCCTCAAAGACAAGCTTACGTTCCTCTACAAGCGCCTTTAAGTTAGAGCAGCCTAGTTTCTTCGTAGCCACGCTCATCTTCACGCCTAGCTGCGTCTTGGAGCCGCTGAAGCCGCTTCCGAGCTGTTGACCCGCACGACCTCTCATCGCACACATCATTACATTAGGATATTCCAAGTCATAGTTGAGAATAGATGCAACTTGGTCCCCAATATCATTTACCTCAATAAGAACGTGAGCCATATTGTATGACCTTGCGACTCTATTGATGACACCTGGAAACACCATTGGTTTAATTTCATTATCTTTATATTTCGCTACTACACTATATGGGAACGACGTGGTGTCAAATACAATAAAAGCTGAATAGTCCTTCCCTACACCACGAGCAACGTCGGCAGTTACCATATACCTATGCCCCTCCTTCGGTTCATAAAATACATCAAAGCCCTCATTAGACTTGCTTGGGTTTCTGTATTCCATAGACCTCAGCGCCATCGGCGAGATGAGTGTATCAACAGAACCAATGAACTCACACTCAAACTCGACCTTGAACTGTTCTTCCGAGGTGTTTTTAATAGTGGTCTCTTTCCACACCTCATCCCTACCAGGAACCTGCGACCAGTGAACCTCAATGGGGTTGTAGTCATTCTTTCCTTTCTCCGCGTCATGCCACATTCGGTAGAAGTGGTTCATACCGTGTGGGGTAGAAACGATAATAACCTTCGTTGACTTACCAGAAGTAATGGTTGGATATACAGAAGCGAAGAATGCGTCTGCGATGTTGTTTTGAACGAACGCAAATTCGTCCAAGAAAATGATGTTGAACGACATACCACGAACGGCAGACGCTGATGTAGAAGCAGCTAGGATAGTGGAACCATTCTCAAGTTCAACAGAACCTTTGTTCCAAGAGACAATACCATGCTGCATCCATTGGGGCAAGTTCTCATAAGCTAACTGTAGTCGCCCTAGAATCTCACGAGCAGTAGAAGCTTTGTTAGCAAGAATGCCGATAGTAACGTTGTCGTTAAAAATAAGGTAATGTAGCAAGAAAGCTACACAGGTCGTAGACTTACCTGTCTGTCGGGGCATTTTGCAGATGGTGAATCTTTTCTCATGGAAACTACGGATGAGGTTTTCCTGAAAGTCATATAACTTGAACGGGATAATACCGTGGTCAAGAGATACAATTTTAATATAGTTTAGAGCAAAATAAATTGGGTCTTCCTTACACTTGATAAACTCCATCACCTGTTCTCTTGAGAACTGAACAGGTACGTTCGTCTTCTTTAGATTGGGGTTACCAAGGTACTGGGTATCAGCCATAATAAAAAAGCTCCTATGTTATGTAGGAGCCTTTTGGTTATGGTATTACTACTTCGGTATTAAATGGTACTGTACTTCCGCTGTTGGTTGAGTTACCTTGGGAGTCAGTAACCGTGGTCCTTCCTCTGATCTCATATCCAATATCAGAAGCCTGAATTGTATATGTTGCTAGCTGTGGAGCACCAAAGTCAAGGAAGCCAGAGGAACCTTCTAGTCTTCTAACCCACTGGAAACCTAATGTGTATTCTCCAGTACCACCACTAAACTCGGCTGCTGTTTGGGTTATTACTGTACCAACTCTACTACCATTTGCTATCAAAGTACCTTTCTCTTCAGTTACAATAGGTCCTACCATCATAATCTCTCTAGGAACGGCAGCTACTGTCTTAACAACACCAAAGGAGTCTATCCATTTAGTTCTGCCCCTAATATCAAACCCAATATCATCCTCCTGGACAACATAAGTTAGACCATCTGAAGCACCAAACCGCCTAAAGGCATTATCAGGATCCCCAGTCCTCTTCCTCAACCACTCATATGCTTTCGTAAATGGCGCAATACCACCAGTAATAGTTGACTCGGTTTGGGTTATTGTGCTCCCAACTAGACCATTTCCGGTAAGCGTACCGAACGTTTCATTAGTCATTGCAGGCTGAACTTGTATTGGAGTTGGGGTACCCGAAACACGGACTGGGGTGGTGTTGTCTCTATCACTAATACGTGTGTCAGCTCTGATCCTCATCCCCTGTTCATTGACGGACAACTCCCTTTGAGCAGCTACAGCATTTACCCAAGGAGTGAAGCCTTCCCATATTGCAGGTGAAGTTTCTCTTTCAAGCTGTGCCTCATATGTAATAGGTGGAGTTCCACCACTAAACTGCGCTGCTACAGCATAAATGACTCTGCCGACAACTAAACCGTCTGGGGCAAATATTTGACCAGCGGGAGCTGGAACCAATGGACCGGGCGAAACGACTGGGTTACAGTCAGCATCCATTCGCACGTATGTGTCCTTTGGAACGATCTGGTTTCCTTCTCCGCGAGGAATATAAGGTAGGGGAGTTCTTGGATTGTCGTCAGCATCTCTTGCGACGTAATCCGCGTTA